GGGCAGCACCCAATAGTGAATCCAAACTATTCTGCTTCTTCATTGCAGCTAACGACATTGTAGTCTCCTTATGTGTAAATATATTTCGTATGTTTAAGTATGTTTAAATGTATCATGATGTAGGCAAAATGTCAATACTCCTTTACTTATAATCGTTCAATAATAGTTTTTCACAAAACTCTTTTTTTGACAAGCACTTTACATTGAGATGGTAGTCTTGCACAGTTGAACCATGCCAACTGTTAGTGCCTTCTACTTTGCAATCTACCCAATAAAAGTTTCTATCTTTATACTTGTCAAAAAGTTCACTCATTTGGTTCATCCAATTTACGGGATTGAGCCCTTTAGCAGAGGCAGGCAAATAGTTGTCTGTCCCTTTGTATATGTTATTGATTGGTTCATCGTATGTACTCAAATCAAACCCTAACATATAAATCTCTTCTGCATTCTGTTCATGACATGCACACAACAAAGCCATACTGCCAGTTGATAGATTAGGATTACCTACATCCACTATATTATCCTTCTCATTTACATAGGTAATCCAAATTCCAACATCCTTTTCCATCTTGAGTTTAAGATCATCCATATCTAAGTTTGGATGCATCTTTATCATATATTCAATAGTCTCATGAACAGTCGCAGGGTCTTTGCCAGATATAACACACTGACCAGTTTTGTTTTTACTCCTATGAACAAATGTGTCTGGTATATTAAGTCCTATAAGCATCATATCAGCAACTTCTGCTGGAACAACACTCCAGTTTGAGAAATAACAGTTTCCCTTATAGCCCGAATCATATATCTCTTGCTGCATTCCATAGTCCATAGCAACAAGATTATCTGGTGCTGCATCACGATAAACGGCATTACATCCCCATGTCACAACATCATCCCATTTAGTATTTGGACTGTACCAAGACCGAGACTCACCGTTTCCCATGACAACAGCTTTACTCATAACCGTAGTGCTTCCCAACTCACAGGAAACATATCACCCGACAACTTATCAATTTGATCAGCAACCATCTGTGTCTCCACCTGTGCATCTGGTTTACACCGTAGATTGCATACACGGGCAAATGCGTACAGTGTACCACTCCAGTACCATTCAGTCATCATTGACTGTGGGAGGACCATACGAGCCTGCTCTGGACACACGCCCTTCCTTAGTAACTCCTCATATGTCCACTTACATTTTTGCATTGCTTGTTTATATGCATCCACCATAGCAGGACCACTAGAGCCAGCAGGATTGATATCAATCTCTACATTTGATGAACCCTGTTTCTTGTTATCTGCCTTACCTCTCCAGATAAGGGGGTAATAGAAAGTTGGTTCATCATCTACATATCGTCTTGACATTTCATTCCATGTTAAACCAATCTGATGCTTGACCAATTGCCTTGCGACAAACACGGGAGCTTTGATATGAAATTGCAAAGACGCATGACCAAAGGGACTCCAGTGATTATGCTTTGCGAGATAATTAATCAGTTTAGTGTCTTTGTCATTATCAAAATTATCATGCGTCTTTGCAAAAGAAACACGGGCAGCATTCACCACTGACAAATCACTCCCCATGATATCAACTAACGTAACATCCATCACTTTAACAAATCCTCATGTTTTATTTGTTTTGCTCTTCTCATATTATTTAACTCTGCTCCAGACTCTTTGCCAGTTAGATATTTTGGAATTGAAGCAGATTTATTTTCTGTGTATTTCTCTAACCAAATCTTTATCTTCTTGAACATGACTACTCCAAAAAAATGGTGCCGGTGGAGAGAATCGAACTCCCGTCTGAGCTTTACAAAAGCCCGGCTACACCACTCAGCTACACCGGCACACATCAATTACCGCTTGTTGTTGCGGCGAGGACGAAACCCTGACGGGCGTTGAGTAGCAAACTTTTGCATTCGCTCACTTAATTCCTCATTGGTTTTCACCAACTCGGCATTATCATATTCTAAACCACGAATACGATCAAGAAGGCCACCTACCTTAGAGGCGAAGAAACCTTCTTCACGGATGGCAGGATCACCATCCAAATGCACTGTTACTTCCATTTGAAGTCTCCATTGCAAGGGTTGCTGCCGTCATGCCCGACAGTTAACATAATATAATAATACTACAGTTCATTGAATATGTCAAGCACTTATATAGGTAATTTTGCTTGACGAGGAAGAAAGTTTAGTTCTCTTGCATCAGCTTCAATCTTTTCTTTTAGTGCTTTTGAAATTAGGGAATTGATGCCTTCTAATTCTAGTCCTTCTTTTTGACAATACCAAAGGACGGCATCCATGTGAGTTATTCTTTTTTCTTTTACGATATTTTCAATTTTCATACAAAATGTCTTTGGTGTGTTTAGTTGCATCATTTTATTTGATCTCATTCCATAATCTTGTGTAAGGTTGAGGGGTTAACCGTGACCCCTCACGGATGTATTACGGCATCACCCGTTACAAGTGGTGGGTATTCTGTTGCGAGGAACCCACCGAACCCCATGAAAACTAAGCTGCTAGAGCATAATCCTCAAATGAAACGAAGTTATCGTTTGCGTATAGTTTATGACCTATAAGGCGGTCAATCCACAGTTCTCCACTTCTCTAATTAACACCTGTCGATCCTGTTTCGCCCCCATCAAAAAAAGATTAGATAAATTATGCCCGCAAGTAATGTAATGTCAGCGCATATACTCCAAACGATATATGCCTTAAACATCCACTTACTTACTTCTCGTACTAGAGGGTTCGTCATCTTGATCCCCCAATAAAAATCTAATCACAACTAATCTCCTTTTGGTGGAGGCGTTGGGTACTGCCCCCAAGTCCAGTCTGCCGTTCGATCTGTTTCATCAAACTGTAATATATATAGTATCATCAAATTAGGGGATTGTCAATACCTTTTTCTTAGATTCCTTTGTCTTTTCCGTATTTTCCTTCAGCAAGAACAAATCCAACATGTCTATTTGGCTTATCTACTTTTGCTACAGACAACACTACAGTATCTATTTGTCTAAAATCTCTATATTCCACAAGAAGTTCTAACACATAAAATGGTAGAGGTGTAGGAAGACTTACACAATGGCTTAATCTTGTAAGAGCATACATTCTTGCAAGAACTTCTTCTTCACTTATTGTATCAGCCTTCACAATTTTTAAAATTGATTCTTCACTCATACAAATAGTTGCTGTTATAATTGTCTCACCCTTTGACCATAGTTTATCCTCTTTTGCTGATGCGGCACTAGGGACGCATACCAAGAGGCACAGGGCCACTATAGCCGTCAATAAATACTTCATTTTTCTTTCTCCATTCTGCAATTGTTTCGATGAGCAAAGGAAGATAGTCATATTTTTCTTTTATAAACTCTTGGACTGTCCCATCCTCAGTGACAACAAGAATTACCACTTGAGTAATCCTTATGCCTGTTCTCTCACCAAACATTTCTGCATATGCCGAGCCTTGGATATAGTAACTCTCATTCCAATCATCTGTGCGTTCTCTCGTTGAGGTCTTGAAATCTATAATTGATAACTTACCTTTATAATAAGCAATACAATCAGCCCGACCAGCGATTTGATATTTATCACTATATAAACCACACTCTTGAGCATATATGTTATTTATATGACAAAGAGCTTTTTCTTTAAGTTGATTAAATAAACACATGGGAAGAAAGTGTTTCTTATGCTCCTTCCACTTATCAGGCCATTCAAGATGCACATTGTTGAGGTAGTCCTCACACATAGCATGAACCTTAGTGCCACGGGCTGCGGCAGTTCTTGCAATGTGATTTGCAACATCCTCACCAACACGCTTACGCCATTCAAACAATCCTTGCTTGTTACGGACTGATAGAACAGTGGTGATGGATGGATACTTATTGCCCTCTGGTGTTTCATATAGACGAACACCGTTAGTGGTTTTTGCCTTAATTTCTGGTAGAGAAATTTGGTCGTGACTAAACATTTGAGGTTCCATTACACGGTCTTTGATATAGTTGATTGATCACGTTGATTTGGAATAGTTACTAAATTTGCAAACCTGTCATATATCGTTAAAACAGATTCAGATACTGTCATAGTTCTACCATCTGAATTTAACTGTTCTGTTCTAGTGATATGTTCTGTACCTGTAGCATTTATCAGCGGTACATCATAATATGACATATAAGTACCAATTGGTTCTACTGGATTAACACTCATGCCATCGCCCTCATTCTCTCTACTAAACGATCTGCCCGATTTGTGACTTGACGATACCAGTTACTATCAACCATCTCATCTGCTGCTTGTTCCCAATCTCTTGCATCTACGCCACGCTTCATTCCAGCAAACTTGGATAGTCTTGGGCGTCCAAGATTGAACATCATATTCGCAATCACTTGTTGAGCTTCTTCTGGCAAATCTCCAAAGTCTTCGTAAAGGATGTCGCAGTCTCGCAAGACGCTTTCGCAATCTGACTCGAAGGCTTCAATGACTCGCTCAGGAGAAACGGCGGAGCCCAAGCTTTGTCCATATTCGTCATCAGATTCCTTAATAAGATGGCCGATACCAAAAGTAGCGTAACCAAGATGGTCATTATAAATCTTGTACTCACATCCTTCATCCACTTCCAATTGTTCTCTAAGTTTGTTGATATCCATTTTTTTATTCTTCCGTTGGGTACATGTTTATGTTAGCCGAGAAACTCCTGCGCTCTCCTTCACCAAAGAAGGGCAACACACTGTGATGTAACCAAGATGGAAACATAAGAAATTGTCCCACTTCTGGTCTCATATACTGTTGTGTGCTGGGTTTTAGTTTTTTCATATCAGTGGTGCTGTTATGACCCCAAGAGAAACGAGTATATCCATCAACCAAACCAGAAGCACCAGTAAGAGATGTATTGCCGCCTCCTGCGCCGCCATCACCAGCAGAAATTCCCATAGGCACAGTTAAATACATTATGCAAGATAATCCAATATCTGCATCGGAAGGATGGTCATGTTCTGGATTATAATCCCCTTCATAACTACGATTAACCCACATAGATTTCATCTTTGGGCTGTATTTTTTTTCATTGCCAGTGACCGACCTATTAACTTCTCCGCTCCCATCTGTTACAGCATCAGATTCTACATAATCCATATACTGATTAGCTAATCTGCACAGATACTCCGAAAACTCCTCTCCCACATCATCATCGGCATGAGGGAAGATCAATTGAGCAGAGTCCTCATTTCGATTTATTTGACCAACTAAATTATTAGATGCATCAATATTTTGTGGTATGATAACACTTTCAATATGATCATTAAGTTCTTTAGTAATCTCTAAACCAAAATTACATGCCATTATTGATAATGCCGTCTTAGTATTAAATGATATTTCCATAATTTTTATTCCAATCCAATTCCCAGTTTAGTCTTATTAATTAGATAGTTTCGCACAAAGCCAGACCGAACAATATCACCAATTGTAAACTCTGTACAATTAAATTCTTTCATCTCTTCTAGGATAGTCATAAAGTCATGCAATCCATTCTTTTCATTATTTCTCACCAAATCTGATTGAGCAAAATCACCACAAAACATAATTTTAGAATCTTGTCCCACTCTTGTAATAATCGTATCAAGCTCATGAAAATTCATATTCTGACATTCATCTACTATAATAATTGCGTTATCAAATGTCAACCCTCTTAGGAAGGAAGTTGATAAAAAATACAATGAACCTTGTGATTTTAATCTATCATATAAATTACTAAAAGATTGCTCATTAGGCATTTCAAACATGAACTGAATCATATTCTGATATGGTACTTGATATAATGCAGCCTTATCTTCTTCATCACCTGGCAGAAAACCAATCTCTCTTGTAGGAATGAGAGATCGAACCAGAATAACCTTTTCAGCAGGATGTTTCAAATCCATTACATCTTGTAATGCAAGATAAAGAGAAATGAATGTTTTACCAGTTCCAGCAGCCCCAAACAAAAATTGGTTCTGACTCTTTTTCCATGAAGAAAATACTACCTTTTGGTTATCAGTAATAGGTTTAATTGTAACTAAACTATTTGTATTAATTTCTTTGTTTTTCTTAGTAGCCATGTTCTATCCCAATTTAAAAAATATATGCGAGGGGAGTAAGCGCTTACTCCCCTCTGGTGCATAGGCGGATTGACTTCCCAGCTTACATGGATGCTGTGCATCGGTGCTGAAGTATGATGTTCTCGCCCGCACCTTAATTATTTATTTAGATTCTTCATCTTATTATAATATTTTTTTGTAGTCTTACTAAAAGTATCCTTCACCCTTCTATGAGCAGAAGTCTTAGAAGTTCCAAATTTATCAGCCATAGGGGATACTGGATTGTTATCTGCAATTCTCCCCAGTATATCATTAAATCCAGAATCAGTTTTAGGACCAATACCCATCATATTATCTCCACCAAGAGCAACTGGTTGAAAAACCCTCTCGATATTTGGATTATTCTCCATATACTTATCATACTCTGACATTGGCATTGTTTCATCATATTCAATACCAGCTTGTTTATTAAAAAATGTATATGTCGGCATTATGATTCTCCGTTTATTTCTGATTTTAGTGGATCAGATTCTGCTAAAGAATTTCCTTGATTCATCAGATTAGGACTATACCCAGCATATGCATTTGCAGAGAATATAGTCCTGTTCACAAAAGTATCATTTGTATAATGCATTAGATGGGACGGGAAAATCAACATATCTCCCTCTTTACATGGAATCTTTAATTTATTCTGATTAAAGGATGGAGATTCATCTGAAATAAAGGACAAACTTGTCTCTTCACCTCCTGTTGATATATATGCAGAACAAGAATAAAAGCCAGGATATTCAGCATGACAGTGAGGTTCCACAAAACTATCATCATTGTAATGTGCCACCCATGCATTAAATGTTGCAAAGGAATAGTAGAACATTTTATTATCAAAGAAACTTGGCTGATGTTGATTTGGATGAGGATAATTCAACCTTGTCCTAATACAAATATTCATATGATCCATCACTTCGTTGACTAATGGAGCAGCGTCATCATCTGCGAAGAGTTCCCAATTCGTTCGGCGCACATTACTTAGATTGTCCTCAATATCATCGACAAGTTTATCTTGTGACACATCGCATAAGGCTTTGCATAGTTTTTTGTCTAGTGAGGTCTTCAGAATAAAATCAGTTTTCATAACTGGAATGTATGAAAATACATTATGAGATGTCATTATATATACTCCGTCAAAAATTAAATTCAAGTTGTTTTGCTGGAACCAATTTTTCCAACCTAAAAATTTTGTCACGTTGTTCAGTGACAGATTCATTTAGAATCTTTATTCTCTTATAAGCCGCTTGTAGTTGTCCCTGCAACTCTTCTGCCTGAGATTTTAAAATCTTAATCTCATTAGCATCATTATAAATCTTATTGAGTTCCATCTTTTGCCTTTCACTCAATACTGAATGTAAAGATTCTTTCATATCTTCCTCTTTAAGTCTCCGACTCATGTAGTCCCAATGAGGTTCCCTCGTCATCATTCATCTCCATGAAAAACTTTGGTGGAACTCGATTAGTCCACTTTGCAAAACCCGACTTCTCTACTATATAGTATGTTTGATATGCTTTCACTGTATCATCACCCTTGCAGTATGCAGGCATACATTGAGGCGGAGCAGTGAAAGGACTATCGGTGAGTTGTATAGGGGGCATATTCTTTGGTGTTTTGTCCAAAGCATCACGCAATCTGGCTGTGGCATGTATTTTACCATAACGATAGGTATACTCATCCATTAGAGCAACATAGTGTTCCCACAACCACCGATAGTTTAGTTCACTGGAACGCACCCAAATGGTGCTAGGATGGTTCTTGTGAGCCAACTTATATAGACCCATCTTCTCAGCATACTTATCGCCATCAAGGACACGATGCGCTGTAGAGAGCATCTGTGCGCTCTCTAGTATCATTTTCACCACATGTTTGTCGCACATCATCTGTGCAGCAATCTTAGGGTTTTTATCTAGATAGAAAATATTCATTTCTTGTACATATCTCCATAATTGTCGTATGCATATTTTGCTATTTCAGCAAATCCTTTAGGTTCATGGATGTTACTATTATTGGGGCTACAACCACAGTTCTCAACATAACATTGAGGGCAGCCATATGTAATCCATCTATACCAGTGTTTTGCAAGCCACACCATATTCCCGACACGACCATCTTCGTCTTTACATGGATACCATCGGTTTATTTTATTTTCAAGTTCATTCATTTAACTATTAACTCCACTATATCCACTTTTATTAGAACCTAGATGGATATAATTAAAATCATCCCAAGGTTCAATATCAGGCTTAGATTTATCCGGCATTTTTGT